TCATCACCTCTTTTTCTTTCGTTGCTTCCACCTCTGACATCAGCAACAGTCGGAAACCATTTTGATGTCTTGATGTGTCTATCAAATCCATCCTGGATCTGAAGTGGTGTGAGATCTGATAATCCTGATTTCCAGAGTGCTATATCAGACTGATCCAATTTGCCATGCTCCCGTACATGGGCTGCAAAATTCTTTTCACATGCTTTCAGGCACTGAAGCAGGGTCTGAAGAGTTATGTCATTCATGATCTTCTCTTCCACACAAGATGCATTTTGGAATAATTTCAATCCTAACGTAGTAATTCATGATGATCCAAAGTCCACCGGTGATGATGCTAACTAGGATTGCTATGAGCATCCAAACTACGATCACTGTCCAATCCATTTGACTCCTGATTTAGTTCACCAGAACAGCACTCAAAATTTGCTGAACCACAATGAGTGCAGTGATAATGACCATGACAGAACTGTAACCCGATTCTGTGACAGAACTGGCACTGTTCCTGTTCCAGGGTTTTCATTAGCTCAACATAATTTCAGGTTCTTCTTCGGGATCTCTTTTGATGAGTTCCAGAATTTCAGAGTGTCGTTCCATGACATCTGTCAACATCTTCAGTGTTCCCAGAAGTTCTTTCTGAAACTCTGGTGTCATCTGATTTTCTTTTATTTCTGCAAGTTCACCTTTGATTTCTGCAAATTGGGATTCAGTCATTGTGTTAAACCTTTCTTTTGAATATTCATCCATTCCAGATCCAATGCTGATGTCATGTCTCTGGATCTCTGCTGCTGTCTGGGCTTGTCTTCAATGATGTCGAATCTGATACCAATCCATTGTCGGTTCATCGATTCATTGATGACATGAACAACATCCCGGCCTTTCATGAACTGGTTCCGAATCATCGATAATGCTCTTTGACCGGCCTTGACTGAATTCCAGGGTTTTAAGTAGCCATCCCGGTCTGCACATTCTTCTTGCTTATAGCAGACCCACTCTGACCAGATATCTTCAAAAGTTTCTAAGTGCTGCAGTTCTTCTGGGATGATAGTTCCATCCAAGATTTCTTCTGCCGTAGGTGGTGTGATTTTAGGCATATCAAATCCATTTGAAATACCCCCTCTTCCAAAGGGGGTTTGGGGGTTTTAATTATTTACTAAGTTTTTTTTTATTAATAACCCTTTATATATTATTAATAATATACCCGTGTGTGCGTAGCAGATATCACTCAGGAATCAACTCAATTTTTCGACTCTTGAAAAGATCAATGACTGCCCGGTTTTTCTGAGCCTTTTCAGGTAGTGTCTTGAAGAACTGATCAAGTGCTGCTTTGGTCTTTTGTTCCTGAATCTTGGACTTGATAGATGACAACGAATTAGATTGTCCATCAGAGTCTCCAGATCCCCCCGTATTGACATTTTTTGATGCTTCGGTACCATCATCATCCATATCAGCTTCCTTGCCACCTGACAGGCTTAGAATCGATTCTATGCTGTACCTCTTAGCGTATGTGATATTGCTACCGATTGACTGAGGATCTTGTTTGACTGGATTGAGTGTGTATTCAAACTGAATAAACTGTCCTGATTCATGTGCCAGTTTTGTGATCAATTTATCACCGGTCGGCATTTGAAGAATCATCAATCCATTTTCCAGTAGTGGTCCGTTTACTTTTTTCAGAAGACCTTCCAGACTGACATATTCGTTTTTCAGAAAAGGATTGGTTGCATCATACTTTAGTATTGATCCAATCTTAGCCTTTGCTTTGATCAAACTAGGCATCAGTTTTGTTATGTCAGATTGCATGTAATTTTCAGATGGTGTCATCGTTTTCCCTTTTCATTGTAATGGTTAAAATACCTTCATGGTATGACTTTAGTTTGTTCCGATCTTCATCATTAGTGCAGTTGCACCACTGATGATATTTATCGATGGCTTTCTTGATTTTCTCTCTGGCTTTTTCAATCCAGGAATCTTCAATCCGGTATAGTTGAACATTCCATGGCCAGTTCTTTTCACATACCAAAAAAAGAAAATCACATTCCTGTCCAGTGATGGCCTTAACACCATCGATATACCATGCAGCTTGCATATCGTAATCGTATTTGAATACATCTCTTCTGAACGATTCCGGGCTTCCTTCTCTCATGAACTTCGCATCAATGATGGTGTCGATCTGAGGAAGAAATCTGTCAAGTCTGCAGCAAGCATCCACACCTAAATCATGTCTCCAGAATCCTGAGACTTCATTGTGACCCTGAAGGCCGTTGGCCATCAGTTTCTTGGCATATGGATCATTCAGGATGTTTTCTCTCCACCGGAGTGCCCGTGTGAATTCATCCTGGCTCATCAATTCTTTTCCTTCGGCTGCTGCTTGCTGTTCAGCCAACCTTTTCATTTCCTTGCCTTCTTTGGTCCGTCCATCGACTTTAGGCATACAGATGTACCGGTCATGGACATCATTGAATTCTAGGACTGTTGTATGCCCCAGAGTTCCTTCCTTGAGTGCATCAGATTCTGGTCTGAGATCATTCAGTTCATTGTGGTTGATTGACCCTGTTGATCCAGGTACATAGTTCTTGGCTTGAGAAATATGAAGGTATCCAGGCATGTTCAGATAATCCTCAAATGGAAGATTATCGATGAGTGCTGGAAGTTTGTTGACAGTTTTTATGGACATGTTATTATCTTTCGTTCCTATGAAATTTGCCTTTCTGGGAATTAAACCCGGCACTGGATTGATCATCTGGTGCCGGGTTTTTTTGTTTGGTGCAGCTTTTCCGGGGATAGAGCACGAGAAGAAAACCCAGATGCTGCTTGGTCCATGGTTATTTAGTTTTCAGCACTTACCGGGTTAGGCTTAGTGCTGGGTGCTGCCACTCTGGACTGGGCTGCACGGCATTTGTAGCATGTGAAAGGTGTGAGAAAACCATTCACAACCTTCCAGAATCTTCCCAAATTTTTGCATTGCTTACACTTAGGCATCAGCTTTTACCATCTTAGGAACAGAACCTTTGACTTTGATGTGAATCCTAGGCTTACCTTTGATCCAGGCATTCCATGCAACAATGAAATGTGCTAACCGATTTGCCTGTGAATAATGCATCCCGGTCTTGGATTGCTGAACCATCTTCACAAATAATGAATGGGTTGCAGTTCCGGGTGTTGATTTGCAGTCAGCAAATTCTTTTAAAAAATCGGTAGCAAATTCTAGGGTTGTGTCACCCAATTCATTTGCTTCCAAAAGAAAAGCTAAGAAGACTGTAACTGGGACAATTCTAAATCCCTTTTGAATTGATGATGCCCTTTCAACCAATGGTGAAACCATCGGATGTTTCTTGGCATAATTGATTGCATACTCAATTGTCTCAGATTTTGATAATTGAGTTGTTCTGTTTCCAATCCCATTTTTATTGTCATTAGTGACAGCAAAAACAGAGGATTCAGTCAACCGACCAGACTTATATAAATAATGAAGTCTGATCCCACCTGACAAGACCTTCGGTTTTTTGTAGCCAAGAACAGTCAGTGCATCCCTAGCTGATCGACCTCTGCCAAGATCTAGTTTTTTGAAATCTTCAACTGGACAATCCTTAACAACCACAAAATCCTGAGTGGTCCCAGATTGTTTGATGGCAGCAAGTCGATGCTGTCCATCTTGAAGATGTCCGTTGGTGTCAATCCTGATCATGGATGCATTGGATGCCCACTTACCGGACTCCATATCTGCTGCATATTTATTGACAAAGCTTTGGGATAAATCCCGGTTACTTAGATTCCCTGCAAGCAGGGCACTGGCCTGATCGGGGCCAATGGATTCTGTACTGATTTGATTTGCTGCCATATTGCCTTTCTGGGATTTGACAGTTTTCAATTTGATATGCTTCAAAAGGGCATATCATCTTCTGCAGCAACCCCGTTGGCTGATGCAGTCTCACCGGCCTGGGAAATTCTCCATGCCTGGATTGTGTTGAACCACTTATCAACACCTTGTGGATCAGTCCACTTCCGACCTTTCAGATTGAATGAAACTTCAACCGGGTCATTCACTTTGTACTGATCCAGGATTCCTGTTTTGTCCTGGGTGAATTCCATTTTGATGTACTCTGGATATTCCGGTGTACCGGCTTCCACAACGAATTCACGTTTCTTGAATTTCTCTGAGATGACTTGCTCATCAAAGATCTTTTGAATCACACCACTGATCTGAAGGTTCTCCATGGATGTTTCCTTTCCGTTGTCTGAGTTGCTTCGTTGATAACCTCTTGGTATTCGGTTTGACCTTCTGCTTCCATTTCGTAAAAGGTAGGCAAACTGAATGCTTTGAACGATGGGAGTTTTTTAATTTTCCCACCTTTTTGCAGGAATGCTTCCGTAGCGACTTGAATCTTCCTTGATTCTTCCTGCTTTTCATTTGGAATCTCATTCATAACTCTGCTATCTGGTTTGCTACTTTAAGATTCTGAGCTTTGATCAGTTTGATGGCACCGGTCCTAATTCTGTCATTCAAGTCATCATCAAGCACCCGACACACATCTGTTCTGGATGTCCCAGTTTCCTTGGCAACCATCTGCAAAGTGATCCCTGCTTCCTTCATTAATGTCTTTAAAGGCATTGTCAGATTTTTTCCTTGCATATGTTGAAACCAATGTTGTAATCTTGTTTTCACTGTGTTGATGACAATCATGAAACACATTTGACACAATGTCAAAACTTTTTTTTACGGAAGGGAACAGTAGGGTATGACTTGATTTAAAAAAAGGAAGCAATGAGTAATATTTGGAAACCTAAAACGTCAGGAATGGGGGAACATGACTTTTTGTTTAATGTCCCACCACCTACGTTTCAGATGAAAAACCATTCGAGCCGACTAAAGGCTCATGTCTGTTACCACCCTCCACCATCGTTTGAGGGAAAGTTATCGGCACACGCAGACGGGCCGAAAAAAATAACACCTGACCTACTGGTCTATGGGGTCCAATCCCCTACTGCAAAAAAAGTAAAAACAAATTGGGAAGACAAATGGTTTTCCCGAAGAGAACGTGAATCGACATTCATTTATGAATGGACAGTTTACAAATCAGATCCACCACCTCTCTAACCTTGGAGCAAGGCAAGTCCCGATAGACAGCCTAATCTGAGTCGGAGTTGTTCAGTGGTAAGCAACTATAAATAACCACTATGGAAAGGTAGTAATGAAAGGTGATCCTGAGACAATTAAAAGGTTTCAGCATCTTATGAGGGAAAGGGAAGTCACTCAGGCTGAACTGGCTGAAGCATTAGGATTTTCCAGGACTTATATCAGCAGTATCTTGGTTGGTCGGGCTGATATGTCCGGGGCTTTTTTAAAGTCTTTAGCCTTTAATGGATGGCCCATCGAATGGATTCTTACGGGCAAGAAAGATCAGTGGAAGGAACGGGCCGAAAAGGCCGAAAAGAAACTTGAGTTACTGGATTATCATGTCCAACGACTTGAAAAACTGGTTCAAAAATAATCTCTTCAAACAAGATAGAACTGAGATAAAGAAAGGCAAATATGGTAATTGAAAGGCACACAGTTAAATTCAAAATTGATCAACCAGAAAAATATAGGAACTGGACACTCTCTGGGGATCATGTGAAGCAAATCAAAGCATGTGGTGGTGATTTGATTATGTTGACAGAAACTGAAAATGGTATCTGGAACATGGTTATTGATGTAAATAAAAACCATGAAAAACATAATGATTTAATACATATCTGCACTAGGAACGGGTTCACTTTTGAGCTTATGGGAGTCCCTGAAATTCAGGTTTTGGGTGTGACTGAAATAGTTTCAGAAATCAAAGAGGTCATTAATGCGTAGCCGATCAAGAATGCATGGCATCCTTGGATTAGCCATCCATGGAAATTTCTATAAATTCAAGGAATACCGGAAAGGGATTAGGACCAAACCGGTTACGCTTTGCAGCATCAAGGATGCCACACACACAGCAGCCGGTAGAAAAAGAAGGGAAGATCAGATTGCTGACTATCTTCAGAGGTTGATCGATCAGAAAAAAGAGGAATCTGCCAATCAAGTGTCCATGATTTCCAAGGTATCAACCGACTGGTTGACCTATGTCAGGAACACCCAGAAAACAGCAACATGGTCAGAGTATCAGACTGCATTGCAATACTACCAGGATGCCAATGATGATCATCCCATTCAGCAATTAACCCTGGACCACTGGGGGAATTTCCAGAAAGGGATGGAACTTCTGGCACCGGCAACCATTGCAAAACATCAGCAAGCCTTCAAGGGCTTCCTCAGTTATGCATCTATGAAATATGAGATTCCGAAACTGGAACTCAAAAAGATTTCGGTGCCTGATAAAAAGATCAAAGATTATTCCCCGGAAGAAATTAAACGGATTGAAGAATATGTCATGGACCGGAAGATCCAGGACCACATCAGAATTGTTCTGATGCTAACTGAGACTGGCATCCGGGCCGGGGAACTTTTGAATCTGAAGCTAGAACACATCGACATTCCTGCCCGGAAAATCTGGATCGTAGTCGGTGATGAATGGACACCCAAAACTGGTGTTGAGAACTGGGTTCCTATGTCAGAAAAATTGGCTGCATTCCTAGAAGGGGATCAACGTAAACCAACTGAGGTGTGGTTTCTGGACAATGGTGATGGGGGATGGGTGTATTACCATGTCGGTGCCATCGGGAATGTAGTCAGAAGGATCTGTAAAAGATTGAGGATCACTGGAAGGAAACCCCTTCATGCCTTCAGAGCATCTATGGCAAAAAGGGTCTATAAAAGGTTTGGGATTATTGAAGCTCAACGGATTCTAAGACATGCAAAACCGATTATGACCTGGAAGTATATCGATGAATCTGACTTCGATCTGCATGAAGTGGTTAATGCTGTATCAATCTAGAAGTGACTGAGGTGGATTGGTGATCTTGATCATATCAGCTTCATCAGTCGGGTAGACCACATAATTGAAATTCTTTTCAGGTCTTCTACCGGATCGGCTCATGCCATCCAGGAACCGGTGCCCTGGGAAACCAATGGTTCTGAATGCTTCTGCTATTACTGCTCCTGGTTTCCATTCTGGGGTCTTGTATCCTTTCATGTCTGTTGGTGACATGAGGTTCATGATGCTTCTCTCTGGACGATCAACAATAGATAATGCTGATTGTAGTTTTTGAATTTCATCTTCAATAGGCTTGACCTTAGACAAGTCCTTTTCTGGTATGAACATCTCATCAGCCCATTTAAGTTCGTCCGGTAAATCAGAAACATATCCTGATTGCTTCTTATTTTCTTGGATCTGTTTGAGTGTCCAATCCTTTTCTTTTTTTAGCGTTTCTAATCTGTTTTTTGCTGCATTTATTTTGTCCATTGCCATTGGTTGTTCCCTTAATGGTAAATCGTACATCGGGAAATCTTCAGGGTCTGGTCTTAGTTCGATTTCATAGAGGTGTGATTGTTTGCCTTGTGGCACAAATTTAAAATCGTTTGGATCTAAACTTTTATATTCATCAATTATATTTTGGAATCCTTTTATTGACATATCTTCAGGCAAATCTTTGTATTCTTCAGGATTCTTTTTCAGGAACTCAATTCCTTTTTCAAAACCTTTTATTTCATTATCGATAAATTGTTTTGCTGTTAAATTTTTATCGTTTTCAAGGTTTCTAATTATATGGTTAATTCTTCTGTCTAAACCCTTAACATCAGTATATGCCTTATTCCATGGATCAAATGTTTCAAATTTTTGACCTTTGTATGTGTGATGAGGATCAATATATTTTCCTAAATTTTCAGCATAATGCTCACCCACTTTTTTGTTGCCAGCAAAGTATCCACCATGACCATATGCCTGGGCACCCTCACCAGATCCCATCTTTTTGAAGTCCCAGTTTTTGAATAGGTGTGGTGATCCATGGAACACCTTGGTCATCCCGGCAACAGATGATGGATCTAGCATCGGAAGATTTTCTGAGAGTGCAACTAGTTCAGGATCATCCAGTAATGACCCGGATGGCATTGGGGATTTTAAATATTGGTATGCTGGATTATTCGGGTTGAGTAGACCCATACCGGACTGCAGCCATAAGTCTTTGGCACCCCGGAGCATATCGAATATGCCTTGCTGATATTCGGAACCTAGATCACGTTCTTTGTAAGGATTCATCTGGACAAGTACACAATCATCACCAGACAACTAATTATAATTGCTGTCAGGATTATCTGATTGAAATTATTGTTGAAATTCAAAATAAAAACGGACTGAAAATCCGTGTGTCGGTGGTTCGATTCCACCTCTGGCCACCAAAATACCCAATGTTTTCAATGCTTTGTCCCCCAATCATCATCTGACACCATGTTGTAATAATTGTTGTAAAAGTTGGTACAATGGGTAAAGTCATGACATTCAATTGTCACATGACAACATCACCAATTACCCATCAAACCCTGGAATCCTCTAAGTGCTGCTTCAGGATCTTGGTCAAGTAAAGGTGCAACTGTTGCCGGTGATCGGCCTTGCCAGTGTGAAGGATCGGCCATTCTTTGCCTGTTGATTTGGTCTTGTGCCTTTAATTGCTGAATGGTTGCTCTGGTTGCCTGGGGTCCACGATTAAAAAACATTGGTGACATGGTTTCTAGTTTTCGTTCCAATCTTTTTTGAGAAAGTATGTCATCAATTTGCACCCCTGCATCAAGAGGATTCTTCCCCATACGGAATAATTCTTTTGCTCTTTCAACCATTCCAGGTCCACCTTTTAAATCTCTTTCAATCATCTGCAATGGTGCTGTTGGTGAACCTTGTAATAACTTCCCTGAAAGAATTCCACGTTTTGCAATAGTATTAAATTTCTTCATGAAGTTCTCAGCATTTTGACCTAATACCACTCTTATTTTATCTTGGTTTTCTAGGCTATATGCACTGATGACCTTATCCATATCCGGGGTCTTTGTGTTGTTTGCTGTTATCTTTTGATGAAGATTATGAGCAAAACCCCATCTAAAAAATTTCTTTTCTGCATCAGTCTGTAATTTTTGAAGCATCGACCTTACTGCTGTTGCTGGGATATCAGACATGTTTGCATCCTTACCCAACTTAAAAGCATCAACCATTACACCTTTTTCAGCATAAATACTTTGTGCTTTCTGAAATGCTTTCCCACCTTCACCTGATGATTTTGAGATTGATTCACCGATTGAATTTTTCAGAGTCCTGATCTGACCGGCTGCTGTTGACAATGCAGGACTTTTTGTTGAAAACTTGGTGAGTTGCTGATCAATTGCTTTCATTAATTCATGCCAGTGTAGTATTGGCTTTATTCCTTCAACTTTATCATCCCAGATTTTATAAGGTGGATGTTTTTGGACATTTTGTGAAACACCTTGCCTTACTCCGATGTTTCCTTTTGCTTCACCAAATGCCTTTCTTATAACCTTACCAACTGAATCATCCCTTTTCATGGCATGATTGATCTGGTCTGCAAGAATATTATTTTTGAATGGGATAGGATCTGCTATATCGTAAAAGGGTTGGGCTTTTGCCCTTGCAAGGTTTGTCATTTCAGTCTGGAAAACATTCTTCCCGAAATAAGGTTCCCCACTTTGCTTGTAATCCTTCACCCTTGGTGTCGGGCTTGAAGGGTCCATATTAACAACAGCCCTTCTTGCTTGCTCTTTTGCACCTTGTCCAATTCCTTCAAATGAATCTCTGGCTAATTGTGGACCAACACCCGGTGCCCTTGATGCAACTTGTGCCATACCCTGTCCTTGTGCCCCAAGCATTTCAGCAACTGTCATATTTTTCTGAAGACCCATTTCAATAATTTCATCCATGGTCTTTTCAAGATCACTGATTGGGATGTTGTCCCGTTCCATGGATCTGAGAATTGCATTTCGACCTTCTTCAGCAAGACTTTCATCTGATGGTCTTCCCCCTGGTGGTGTTGTTCCATCAGTCTTTATTGGTGGTGGACCTTGACCAGCACCTCCACCCATTTTATTTGCAATTCTACCGGCTACTTTTTCAATTAATACGTTTGCTGGTGTCATCCCAAGTCCAAACTTAGCACCAGTCCATCCACTCTCTAATGCACCCTCTATTCTTTCATCAACACTTTCACCAAGGCTAAGTTCTGGATCAGGATCTGATGCACCCAAACCATATGTTGCACCAGCAACTCCACCACTAGCTGCACCAGCACCAAGTCTTCTGAGTGCATTTCTAAATGGTTGACCGACTTTCAATGCTAACCCAGGAAGTTGTGCAATTCTTCCGATAACAAACCCAGGTAACACAAATGATCCACCGACTTCATAAGCTAATGAGGTTCCAGGATTTTCCAGTCTGAATTTTTCGATCTCATCCCGGACTGTTTGCAGTTCAGCTTCATAGGTTGTGTTGGGATCTAATGCAGCCCTTACACCGGCTTCCAGTTCATCAGCACCCCCATATAATGCACCTTGACCAATCATCCTTAATCGGTCGACTACATCATTAATTGCATCATCAGGGTCTGAATCTGGATGCTGCCGTGTGATTCTTGCTGCAATCTCTTCATTCATCCTTGACTGTGATGTGTCTGGAATCATTTCATCAAATGCCGGTTGCCCTGGACTGAACATCTTCCTAACATCATCCAATGACATCCCTACATGTTCCTGGAATGCAGCATCAATTTGGGAATCAGTCAGACCCTTGTCTTTCAGAAGACCATAGAATTCAATTAATTTTTCGTTCATTTTCTATAGATTGATTTCGGAATATAGATTACACCACCAGATTTTTTTATAGTTCCATCAGGATTAAATCTTCCTTTATTTAAACGATACCCAACAATTTCATCTATGTTTGGTTGAGTGTATTTAAGACCGGCAGCCATTAGAATTTGAGATATTCCATCACCAGGAAGGACACTAACCTTTGAAACTTTCCCAGATTTTTGAAACTTTTCTATTCCACGTTTAGGTTTTTCAGGTTTCTTGGGACCAAGATTCAGACTGGCTGCCAATTCGGCTGCAATTATTTTTGCATTATCCTCTTCAATTGATCCAGGGTCTGGGATTAAACTTTCTGTTTCATTAAGTATTTCATTTTGTGCTTCAGGATTAGTTAATTCTTTAGGTGTTTTCTTTTTTATGTTGTTCATTAAACCTGAAACTTTTACTTGAAATTCTTCAGGTAATAATTGATTTGAATAATTAATCAAAGATAAACGTGCCCTTTTCTTTCTTGCGATGTCTGATGGTGAATCCCCAGGAATTGGATAATATACCAATCTAAAACGATGCATTTCCTCAGTTGGTACATTTGCACCTGAAAATAAATATCCGATAGAAGCACCACCCATTTCAGCAATCTGTTCGTAAGAACGGGCATCACCAGTAAATGGGGAAGATTTAAGTTTCCCAGTATAATAACCAAAGACATTTGTAGCATTCATCTTTGAGGGGTCAAAACCCTTTTCTAGTAACTCATCATAAAAAACTTCTGCTTCGGCTATCTGCGAAATCTTCCTACCTTCTTGGCCTTGTGTTGCACTAAGTGGTTTTTGCCCACCACCTGGAAGACTTCCAGAATAAGCACCACTTTTCTGAATACCTAAAGAGGAAGGATCTTCAATTCCAGAACTTTGTGCGTATTCCCAAGGTGTTGGGATTCCCATGATTGGTGCAGAATAAACACTTAAAGTGGTCCCACCGGTTGCATCAGTGGTTGTGCCTTTAACAGAATTTTTTTCCTGCATGGCCCGGTATAACTGCTGATATTCAGTTGGTTCTATATCCTTGTTTTTTGCAGCCCTAAATAAGGAATTTAGCAACCTTCCTTCCGTTAAATTATCACCTGAAGATGATGTGCTATCCCCTTTATTAAATTGTGCAACAAATTTCCCAGTTGTTTTATCAATAACAAGAACATTGTCACCATACTCTTTATATTCTAATTCTGTTTTTTGTGGGATTTTTTGACTTAGAATATTGGTTGCAGCCTGATATGCACCATCGACATTTCCAGACCTTGCCATTGACTCAATTCCAATTATTTGCCTGTCAATTCCAGGGGTTCCCAATTGTCTTAATGACTGCAGAAGATTTGGGAGTTCTTTAATTTTCTGGTCCCTTAATTGTTGTTGTCTTTTTGCTTCACCCATTTCCAGACCAAATCTTTGCTTGGCCATTTCCTGATTCTGGGCTTGCATCAGACTCTGATTATAATCCTTTCTTTGTTGCTGAATCTGACCCAGTCTTTGTTGATAGGCTTGAAGACCCTGCATGGCACCCTGACCAATACCAGACATGTCACCAGGAAGTCTGGAATAAGTTGGGGTTGATAGCATCCCTAGTCCTGCAGAGAGTAGTCCCATTGATGCCGGTGATGGTCCGGTCACACCCGGTTTAGGGTTGCCTTGCTCATCTAGAAGATGGTCGGGGTATCCAAGTAGTGCCATTTTAGTCCAGTAGTCCTAGTCCCATGTTCATCATTTGCAGACCAGAGTTGAATCCTTGCTTATCAAACTTTGATCTTGGGTCAGTTGTCATTGTCATTCTTTTTTTGGGTGGTTCTGATTGCATTTCCATGTATGTGTTACGGGCATATGGATTTTCTGTCATATAACCCCGACCACCTAATGGGCCAGAACCTGGCATCATTGGGTCTGTTGATTGTGGAAGATAATCCATGTCTCTTCCTGCCATATACTGAGTCATGTCATGCATATTTGGCTGCACAAACCCCCTTCCACCGGATGGTGCAAATGGTTGTGCATCTTCAAATGGAATTGATTGCCCAATGAATTGAGGGTCATCTGCCAGTTGTGGCATCGGGGCACCACCAGGAACATTCCCGTATTCTGACATTGGTATTCTGTATCCTGCTATGGAAGGATCATCATATGATACCGGTGAACCTTCTTTTGGGCTGAAGTAATCTAGAAGTCCTTGAAACATTTTGATCCTTTATGACATGTTTTTGTACATTCCGTATGCACCCAGACCGGCTAATCCAAGACCAAGATTTTCCTTCATTGGATTGGTGTACATTGGTGTGTTTGATGTTGTGGTTGATCCTGATCCTGTTCCCCCGGAAAAGGCACCCAGTTTTCCGACCATGTCTGGGATGAAGTTCTGTTCAGCCTGGAACTGACCATAATCAAAATCTTTTTGTAACTGATCTAAACCGAATTGTTTATCACCGATTCCCATTTGCTGACCATAGGCATCAAAGTATCCTGATTGATCCCTCATTTGTGGGACTGCACTGAGATTCAATCCTTTGCCTTGTATTCCGTAACCAACATTCTGGCCTGATGCAGTCTGTGCCCTAGTCATGTCTGATTCTTTTCTTCGGGCTGCTGCTTCAAATCCTTGCTGTCTTAATGCATCACCCCGTTGCATATAATCCTGGATAGCATTTGATGCCATGGTTCCTTCTGCCAGAGCATGTCGGGCACCACCAAAGGCATTGGCACCATGTGCAGCCTGACCCACTGTTTGCCGACCCAGTTTCAATGCATCATCTAGATCCTGTTTCCCGGCATCGATGACAGCCTGATTGTACGGATTCATGTACTGATCAATACCAGGACCAGTCAGAAATGATCCTGCTTGAACTGTTCCTGGATTATAAGATCCGACACCTGATGCAACATCATATGCCTGATCCAATCTTCCACCGGGTCCGGTGTAAGTACCAACAGTGTCCCGGATTCCTGTCATGGCACCGGTTTGATCGGTGTTCATGGTTGCAAAACGTGGATCAGTGTATTGCTGAAATCCTGCATCAATATGACCCTTCATTTGGTCAAAACCATATTGTTTGATGGCTTGTGAAGTTGGGTCTAGTTGTGTGGACTGGGTGGACTGCATATTCTGTTCTTGTGGTCCTAGACCCAGTTGTTTACCTAGTGGTGAATTAGATAATGCATTCAATGCTATTGGTGCTGCTGCTGCTGCAGCCATTCCAACCCATGCTTCAGGAAGTCCGGTCACTGGATTGATAGATTGGAATCCACCTCTCTCTCTTTCTAATTGTGCCCGTTCTGCTGGGTTCACATGCATGAGTTCTGAATCCCCGTATCGGCCTTGGGATTTAAGTATTTCGGCTGCATTTGCCATTGGCATTGAATTAGTGAACATATTAAGAATATGGGTTTGAGGATGCTATTTTAGGTCTTCCGTTTGAATCAATTTGAGTCCCGGTCAACTCTGTTGCTGACAAGTTCCCTGAGTTATCAACTTTTATAATGAACCATTTCCCGTTTGGTGACTGAAGACAGATACTTCCTGAATCAATAAAATTATCTTTATCCAGTTTTAGGTTCTGATCATCGGCTTGCCGGATTACGTTCTGAAGATTGTTCTGAATTCCAGGCTGATAAACTTTGGTCACTGGTGGAAGATTCATCGGGCACCCCCTGCAGTAATATCAGCCCGGATGGTGCCGACTTCCCAGTCCTGGTCGAATCCTGATTCCAACCTCCACACAAATTGCCGACCCTGCACCCTGCAATCAGTATAACCATCAGAACTGACTTCAAGGGCACTGGACTCTGTTTCAGTAGTATTCGGATTTAATCTAGTTTTAAATTTAAATCTTAAACCATTAGTTCCACTGGTCTGGTCTGTAATCATTTGAGTGATGTTTGTGATGTTCTGACCATCCCCGATTTCCATGGCACCGGTTTCGGCATAACACAAACCGATATCTGTTGTTTCACCACCAGTAACTAGATTCCGATCAACATCAGAAAGTTCTGAAACTGTTGTTGCAATTGATGCAGTCGTTCTGGCTGATGTGGATGGTGCCTGTTCATGGCTATAGATGATATTGTCATCTGCCAAGGCTATCGGATCATCATAGACACCGGCATCCTGCCATGCTGTCCGGGTTAGCTTGCCGATACTCCACCATCCTTCCTGATAGTTATATGTGATATATCGATCAATCTCTGTTGCAGATCCACTGGAATACCACCATGTGATCTCAAAAAATGAACTGTTGACTGATGCATATATTTTTGAATCCTGTACATGATTGATGTCATTGAAAACATAATCTGAGACTGAAGAAGGTAGTGGTTCAACAGATCCCTGATACATAAAGAATCCACCCTTCGACATCCAGTATGCCGTATCCCCAACAGCAGCCATGGCTTTGTTTGAGATGGCACCACATGCATCACCGATCTTTTGTCTGCCATAAACAAATGGAACACCGACATGGTCAATGGCATGGACATCTGTATTGGTCCAGACAATGATCCTGGGACCAACAGATTTTGCATTCAGAATCTCACCTTGTGTTTCAAGATTGAATGATCCTGCTTGGTTTGTTGCTGTTGGTGTCCATGTTGTTAAAGATTCTGCATCAGACCATTGGACCTTTCTAGGGTCACCCCCTGCACCCAAAGCGAATAAATGCCGTTCCTTGGAAACCAGAATTGCTGAATTCGATGTTGGTGCATTTGATACTACTGCAGCCAAGGTTCCGGTTGGATCTGTGACAGACGGGTCCCAAGAATAAATCTTTCCATCCGATGTTGACAATGCCACCAAAAGTTGGCCAAACGTATCAAAGACCCAATTGGATGCTTCGATGACCAGTGATGTAGTCGTAACACTTTCATTTCCGAATCTTCTGGCCCGACTTAATGTGATTGATGCCCCAGCAGATTCATCAACTAGGGTTGATCCACCATATGCAGCAGATCCGTTCTTTGTTCCAAGGGTCAGTTCTGTTGCACTGACTGCAGTAACCCGGTGTGAATCACTATAGGTTTTATTGTTGGCACCATTGGAAAAACCGGATGCCTGGATTTCATCACCGACTGCAAAATATTCAGTGAAGTCAACTGATCCACCGGTTGTGAATTTGTCAGTGGACTGGGTTGCTGAGATATCAGTTTTTGTTAAAGTTTTGAAAACTTCAGGTCCATTGAAATTCCCGGCACCAAAACCAGATCCTGGTTCTGCAGTATCATTTCCAGGAACAAAACCTGATGGTGTTATATCAGCAGCAGATCCAGATAGGCTTGTGAAAATATAAAGTTTTGAAGAGGTTCCGATTGCAAGCCACTTATCACCATCATTATCTCTCCATGCAAGCATGGCCCGACTGATTCCAGTCAGACCGGATGTTGTTGCACGGGTCCATCCACCAATCGGTTTGAGTCTACCATCCTTCCATCGGACTAGGTTGGCATCATACCATCTGCCTTTGGTCTGGTATTGGGTTCCATTACGATGAACACCCGGTGGAATATTGAATGGGACAATCTTTCCCATGGCTCAGTAGGTCCACACCCATGGTCTGGGTCTGCCGTTCCCATTGTCCAGGGAATCCAGATGGATGTATCTTCGGTTGTGGTCACCTTTCTGATCTAAACCGATTCCTTGGATGCCATGTGCTTGTCCAATCTCAATCAGATCGAATGCATCATACCCGGAAATCTGGATGTCGGCTGCCTTGCCGGTGGTGTGTGGTCCAGCTTTCCCGGAACTTGACACTGCTTGATTGTGTGCCATGCACCGGAATCCTGATGTCACCTTCATCGGTTTCCCAATGTCCTCCCTGATGTTTTGTAAGATGTCCATGAACTCTGGGTCCATTTCACAACTTTCACATCCGCATTTGCATTGCATTTCTGCAACACTGAAATTCGGGGTTAGTTTCATCTGAGTGCTTCAGATAATTTTTTGAAAGAATTGTCGGCCATTTGGTCCACTAATTTATCGACATTTTCTTGCATGTCTTCTGGAACATGTTTTTCGATTAGATCTGCAGTCAGATTGTTCACTGGGTCTTTACATAAATTAAACACCAGATTTAACAGGAATGCTTCCATTTCTTTCCTTTTTTAGATTAATTAGTTTTAGGTTTTTCCTGCTTTTCTGATTCTTGTGGAACCTCTGATTCAGAGGATGCCCAGTAGTATTGAGAAATTGAGGATATAACCATGGTCAATGCACCAACAACTATTTGAAGAATTGACCGGGTTGAGTCTGATAATTCAGAATCAGACAGTCCAAAAAGTGAATAAATAACAAAAAAGTAAATGCATAAAACCATGATCGAAAGAATAACTCTAGCCCAGAATCTTAGGTATGTGACTTTGTCAGCAATTGGGGTTGTATTCTTTACTGGGGGATCTGTAACTGTTTCAGTAACTGTTTCTTTTGTTGTTGCCATTATTGTCCACCTCTGAATCGAATGTATTCTTTCATTGCCTGGGTGTTCTGTTCCAAGGCAATTTTAACATGCAGCAATGCATCACTGCTTGACTCAACTAATTTCATGATTCGTTCATCATTTTGCTCATCACGCTGCTGCCATTGTTCACGTTCCTTGGTGGCATTCTTCAGCAACCACATGATCAAATATCCTGCTGCAATTAATGTTGCTACGGGTACCCCGATTCTTTCAATTAAAGTCAACATTAATTCAGTGTCAGGCATTTCTTTAATGGGTTGAGGTTTATAATTATAGTATTGATCTGCCGGGTTAAAATGGTGGTCCACTATTCAGGCTTCGGGTGTAAGGTTATTCGCAACTTAGTGCTTTAAGTTCATCAATAGTTTTACAAGAATCTACACTTTTCGTTATATCTCTAAGTCGTTGCTTTTCTGCCACAATTGCCTTTGTATCTGCACCAGATTCTTGTGCTTTCATAAATTTAATATCTTCAGCTTCTAATAAAGGTTTTCTTTCTGCTCTTAGACGTTCCTTAGTGATGTCTTTTGCTTTATCTAAATTTATTATTATCATGCACCTACTCCATCTTTAAGTTCTGCTTCATCAACTTCCCATGCATCCCTAAATGTACGATCAGTTGGTATTACTGAATCTTCCACAATCTTATATTTTAGTCCAGTTGGCACATCTTTCTGAGCAAGTTCTTCCATTCTGTTTGCCCATTCTTTTGCAGGATTAATGACAGCAACTGTATTTTCTAGTGTTTTATATATTA